GATCAAGTCGTCCAGCAGCGACGAGAATCACAAGAACAATCGCTACAACAGACGCGACTATCTCAAGGCTGTCGTGGAGGACGGCTACCGAGAGATCAGGCGCAAGGGTCCCAACTATCCGGCTAACACCAATTGGGACAATGAGAAGGTCTACATCGAGGAGCGTGAATACTACCTCGCGTGGAACTCTGCGACTGAAGGCCAGAAGCAGCGCAAGTTGGATAACCTTCACTGGCTTGAAGATCGCCGCCAGTACGTGTGGAGGCAGGCTGAGGGCAAGATCGAGACAGAAGCCGGACCAGGCTGGGACAAGAAGAATCGCAAACAGAGATATGAGAATCTCTGCATTGCCACACACTACGGCTCAGCCTATGAGGAGTGGGATAAGACCCACGACGGGGCAGGCAATCCCATCGACAGCAGTAGCTGGCGAGACAAGGTCGGCAAATGGCACGAGAACCACATCGGGATCACGGAGTCTCCGGCCAACTCGAACTGCGACAGCAGATCAGACGGCATCCGAACCAGTCAGGATGGGTGCGCGAATGGAACCTGGCTTCGATACCAACCTTGGTGCGGGTGCTGGGCGTGGAGCGGCCTCTATGCGGCAGGGCTGGTCAAGAAGGGCGACTCGTGGATGGCCTCCGTCGCCTCCATTGAGGACTATGCCAAGCAGAAGAAGGGGCCATTCAAGGGCTGGACGACCGATGGGTCAAAGGCCAAGAAGGGCGACCTGGTCGTGCTATTCGGACGCGGCCAGCATGTTGGCACGGTTCGCTCCGTGGACTCAACTCACTGTCACACCTGGGAGGGGAATACGTCATCGAGTTCGGGCGGCTCACAATCGAATGGGGGCGGCTCCTACAAGAGATCACGCAGTCGCTCAGGCGAAACATACGGGTACGCTCTGGTGGAGGGAAACTGATGACTACTTTCGGTGAGCCCGGCAGCGACGACCTGATTGACGACGAGGTCATGGATCGGATCATGAAGGTCGAATTGGACGACGAAGCCGAACAAAAGGCTGACGCGACAGACTTCGAGGAATGGCGCGAGGCCCACAGTGCGGAATTGGAGCACACCAATGCCGAGTAAACACTTCAAGTGCATCGTCTGTGGCACCGAGGCGAACATCGAAGCTGAGGAAATCGCGCCCAACGTGATTACGTGGCCGATTGTCTTCTGTGGAAAGTGCCCGAGCCACCCCAAAATGTTAGCCAACAACACAAGCGAGGTTCCAACACATGTCTGAGACAGAAGCACCTGAGCCTGAGGAGACAGAGGAAGGCTCTGACGAGCCGACTGATGAAGCCGTGGCGCGCGACGAGGAAGCTCAGGAGAAGGCGGACGCCATTCCTGAGCACGCACGTGAAGGACTGGACCCTACCGCATTCTCCGAGTCAGAGGACGACTCCGAGGAGGAGGCTGAGAAGTAGTGGCCACTGGCGGCAAGACATCCAAAGTCCAGGTACCTGACCCTCCAGTTGATGAGAAGGGATGGGTTTTCGATCCTGCTCTGAGGACCAAGTCGCCAAACCTCGGAAACCTGGCGTGGGGCATTTGGGACCACGACGAAGCTGAGACCAGCCCCGAGCTTCAATGGCCTCAGTCGATCAAGACCTATGACACGATGCGGAATGACGCCCAGTGCTGGGGCTTGTACCTGGGCGCCACTTCCCCCATCCTGCGGTACGTCTGGTTCTTGGACCCGAACGAATGTCCCAAGCGCCTCTGCAAGATGTTGGCGGCGGACCTGAACCTTCCGGTTGGCAAGGAAGCGGCTCTTGAGGCGCTGGCCGGAATCCACGTCGGCGCGCGTCTACGGTCCCAGCGCAGGTTCTCCTGGAATAAGCATCTCCAGTTGGCCTGCATGGCTCTGCTCTACGGGCACATGTACTTTGAGCAGGTGGGCGACATCGACGCGGAGGGCTACTGGCGCTTGAGGAAGCTTGCGCCACGGCATCCTCGGACCATTCAGGAGTTTGCGGTGGCTCCTGATGGCGGCCTCGTCTACATCAAGCAAAATGAGAGCCTTGAAGTTCCACCGCTGCCCGTTGATCACCTTGTCGCTTACATCTTCCAGCAGGAGCCAGGCAATTGGGTCGGACGCTCCATCTTCCGCCCAATGTACCGCAACTACTTGATCAAGGATCGACTGTTGCGGGTTGACGCCATCAAGCATGAGCGGAACGGCGTCGGCATGCCCATCGTCGAGGCTCCACCGGACGCGACTGATGGACAAATCAAGGCGCTTGACCAGATGGCGCAAGAGTTCAAGGCGGGTGAGCGTGGAGGAGGCGCTGTCCCGCACGGAACCAAGTTCACGTTGCAGGGAACCATCGGCACCATCCCCGAGACCATTACCTCAATCCGCTTCCAGAACGAGGAGATGGCTCGGTCGATGCTCATGATGTTCATGCAGTTGGGGCAGACGGAGACAGGTTCCCGAGCGCTGGCCGGAGAGTTCATCGACTGGTTCAAGGTCGCACAGGAAGTCGTGGCCAATTGGCTGCGGGATACCTCCACAGAGCACATTGTGGAGGATTGGTGGGACTGGAACGTCGATCCAGAAGCCGAGCGTACTCCGCTCATCGCGTACTTGAAGGACGATGACCCTGAGGTCAGAGCGGCTTTGGGAGAGCAGGTCATCGAGGAGCCAGGGGCTGACCCCAAGGCGAAGCCTGAAGAGGACGATCCGATCATAGATAGGACAGGTGAGTAGATGGCAGGACCGAGCGTAGGTGATCAGGTTCTCTTTGGCGGACCGCCAAAGGCGAATGAGTACGTTCCTGGAGGCTCTTGGCTCCACGGATGGGTGACGCAGGCTGCGCCCTATGTCCTTCAACTGGATGTGTACGCCTACAGCCCTCCCAACGCGATCCAGTGGGGCGTCGAGTGGTTCGATGCCCAGGAGTTCACGGTCTCAACCCTCCCGGTCGGGACCACGCCGGGACTCTGGCACGCGAGCTACGACTACGCCAAGCCGGGTGTCTGGCACGGCTATGTCGAGGCTCCAGCCCGCACTACCTTCCACGTGGACATCGGCAAGATTCCCGTCTGGGACGAGGACAAGCGCGAGTTCATGTGGACCGTCCCCGAGCGTGAAGCTGACGAGCGCAAGAAGGCTGCCTACATCCAGAAGCAGATGAAGGTTCCGGCAGGTGGACAACGGCGATGACAACTCTGAGCACCCCAGCTCTGTTCGGTGTGCTCCGTGACATCGCCATCATCGTCGGCATCATCGTCTGGATCGTCGAGACAGTCTGATGGGACTCGCGCTAATCATCATCGGACTGCTCGTCTGGCTGCTGCTGAGCCCGATCATCGGGATCGTCCTGATCATCATCGGTGTGATCCTGCTGTTCGTGCCCGCCGCGCCATACGGCTACTCAAGCTGGCGTGGTAGAGGAGGGCCGAGGTAATGGCCGAGGACATCGGACCGCTGGTCAATGTTGAAGATGTCGAGATCATTCAAACCGGAATTGAGTACCCGCTATCAACGGGTCCGGCGACATTCACAACGGATGATCTGGCCGATGCTGTGGCTGCCCAGGAAGATCCAGCCATCAAGGCTCCGCGACTCCGGTTGGGACACTCGGGACTCAACGACCCCGACTGGGACGGAGAGCCAGCAATTGGAACGCTGGGTAATCTACGCCTGGAGCAGTCCGGACACAAGATTGTTGGGGATTATCTGGGCATTCCCGAATGGCTTGCCAAGACCTTGCCCTCAGCCTACCCGGCTCGGAGCATTGATGGGGCTTTGGGGGTCGAGACAAATACGGGTCACAATTGGCGTCTTGTTATTACTGACTTGGCGCTACTTGGTGTTCAGTGGCCTGGCGTTTCGACCCTGGAGGACATCAAGGCCCTGTACTCGAAGGATGGCCCAGAGAGCGTCATCGTTTACACAACCCTGGAGGAGCTAGCTGCCAGCATGACGAAAGTTCAGGCGCGCGCAGATGTTGACGATGTGCGCCGCCAATACTACCAGACCCTCGACTCATCGCAGTACTGGTGGTGGGTCCGGTCGCAATACTACAACCCGGACGAGTTGATCGTGGAAGATGAGGAGTCGGGCGACCTGTTCCGAGTCCCCTTCTCAACCAACTCTGAGGGAGAGGCTTCCTTCAGCGATCCCATCGCGGTGAGGATCGAGTACGAGGACAAGCCTGAGAAGGACCAACCCAAGAAGGAAGAAACAGCGGCCGCGTTGGCGCTGTTGAAGCAGACACCGTCGAAGGTGTTTGCTTCCCGAGCAGAATCAAGGAAAGGAGTTGTAGTGGCAGGAACAGCCACGGTTGATCCCGCTGCGCTGCGGTCGGCGTTGGGGCTGGAAGCCGACGCTTCTGATGAGGAAGTCGTCACAGCCATGACCGACGCTGGAATCGTCGCAATGCCGGGTGGAGAGGCTGGCGCCACTGGCGTCGTCGCCCCCGGTTCAGAGCAGCCGGGGACCAACGACGCAGGCGCTGGCGTTCCGGGGAATGACCCCGATGACGTCACCGGCCCGTCAAACACCGACAAGGGCGATCCCGCCGTGGCGGCTCCGACAGGAGCTGTTCTGGTGGACGCCGCGATGCTCGCTGACCTCCAGGCCAAGGCCGAGAGGGGCGATCAGGCGCGCAGGACGCAGGAGGACCAAACGCGCGACGACACGATCCTGGCCGCCATCAAGGCGGGCAAGGTTCCCAAGTCGCGTCAGGCCCACTGGCAGGCTCAGTGGAAGAGCGACCCCGAGGGGACAAGGCACCTCCTCACGGCGTCTGTCGAGAAGGGCGGACTGGCCGCGGGTCTCATCCCGGTCAACGAGGAGGGCACATCGCCCTCTGACGAGGCGCTCAGCGATGACGCCTACCCGACGGATTGGCTGCCTGAGGTGGCCGCTCGGTCGGCCAGGGAAGCCGCCCCCACCAACGGCGGAATCATCAACTAGGTTCACAAGAGAGGGTGAGATAAATAGCAACCAACGTTTGCACACCGTTCTACGAGCCTGGCTCAAGGATCACTGGTCGCCCGACTGCCGATGTCACTGGCAAGCGGTTCGTCAAGGTCAGCGGTCCCAAGGACCCAGGTTCGCTGGGACTCGATCCCGGCGCGACTGGCGGAAACGTCAAGATCGCTCCGGCTGGGGCTGGAGACAACGCGATTGGTGTGGCAGAGTACGACTGCCCCGCTGATGGCAAGCAGCCTCACGTCACGACCATCCTGAGGGGTGGCTTCGTGGTGCCAATCCCTGCCGCTGTTGTCTTGGCTCCGGGCGACTTTGTCGTTCCGGCTGCCGCTGGCAAGGCTGGCAAGGGAGCTGACAAGGCGACGGCTGCTGGCGTCTGCCTGGGCGGCGGAACCGTTGTCGACCAGGACGCCATCGTCCTCCTCTACGACTGAGAAAGGACTGATAAATGGCAGTCGCAGTCAGTGTCTCGCATCCGCTTGGACCGCCCAAGGTGGTTGGGACGTCCATCACGGTCGAGCAGATGCTGAGAAACCCGACCCGAATCACCAGGATGATTATGGATATCACCCTGGAACGGTTCATCTCCGATTACATCTTCGCCCGTGGCGGAGGCGTGACTGGTGGTGCCGTCGTGTTCGACAAGGCGACCGAGAACGAGCTGTACGCTGGTCGTGACGTCGAACAGATCGCTCCTGGTTCCGAGTTCCCGCTCGTGACCACCGAGCAACTGGTCCCGGATGTCGCTGAGGTCGAGAAGTGGGGCGGCAAGGTCTTCATCCTCGATGAGGCCCGTGATCGCAACGACTCAGCAGCGTTCACCCGTCAGATCAGGCAGCTGTCGAACACAATCGTTCGGAAGCTGAACCAACGCGCCGTCGAGACAGTGGACGACGCGCTGGCAGGAGGGTCACGCGACATCGTCGGCAACGACTGGTCGAGCTACGACCCGGAAGTGGATCCGCCGCAGGACAGCCCTGGCTATGACTTCGGTCGAGCCAACATGAGGGCGGAGACAGACGAGATGGGGGTCAACTATGACCTCTGGCTCATCAACCCGCAGGAGCAGCTGGCGCTTCAGGCCATCTACGGGCCGACGCTGACCGGACCTGGAATGCCCAGGTTCTTCTCATCGCCTCGGATCACTCCGGGCGAGGCCATCGTCTGCGCTCAGAACCAGGCCGGGCAACAGCGGATCGAAAAGCCGCTGGGCACCGTCACCTGGCGCGAGGAGAAGACAGAGCGCACGTGGGTGCAGTCCGGTGTGCGTCCGCTCTGGTTCGTGGACAACATGTTCGCGCTGCTCCGCTTCAAGGGGCTGGACGGAACGCCGTGACGGTCAAGGTCATCAAGCACAGCATGTTCTCGTATTCCATCCCCAAGGTGGATGAGGATGGGGACGACATCGTCCGCACGACCAAGCACGGCGTTGAACGCGCCGCTGTGCGGAGGGCACATGCTTCGCGCTTCGATGAGGTGGACATCCCACTGGAAGATGATGTCCAGAAGGGCGAGGCGATGGGGGCCTTCTTCACGGATGAAGAAGTCGCCGCCATGAAGGGCGAGTCGCCAGCCGCCGCCGAGGAAGGGCTCAACTTCGATGATCAGGACGCACTTGTGCGCTGGATCAAAGAGGACAAGCCCAACGCTCACCAAGTGGTGGAGGCAGCGGGTGACAACCCGGACAAGGCCATGGCACTTCTCGACGCTGAGGAGGAAGCCACGGGCGGGCAGCCACGCAGGACGGTCAGCGATGGGCTGCAAAAGGTCATCAGCAAGCCACCGGAGGCTTGACATGTTTATCCTGGGTGCGAGCTATGTCAACGGTTGATCCCGACCCGAGGCTGCCCGAACTGGAAGATGTCGGGGCGCTGTTGCGCGCTCGCACTCAGGACGAGCATGATGATGAAGTGGGGACGTTCACCGATGAAACGCGCCCCACGGCAGATGAGGCCACGAAGATCATCGCGCAAGCTGGAAGCATCGTGTACGCGCGCATCGGCAGCGTGGATGAAGAAGTTCTCATCTGCTCGGGTGCTGACGACATTCGCACCCAGGCGAAGTACATGGTGTCGCTCCTCGCAGCCATGCTGATCGAGTTGAGCTACTTCCCGGAACAAGTCAAGTCTGATCGTTCGGCCTATGAGCACTACCGCGAACTTTGGAACGAGCAGATGACAAGCCTCACCGACGCCGCGTCTGAGTGCCGTACCGGCGAGATCAGCCCTGATGAGCCCGGCGAGGGCGGTGTCGGCAATCCTTCGTGGGGCTTCCCTGTAGACGTTGGCGGAATGGTCGGATGGCAGACCAAATGGTGACTGGTGGAAATCGCCTCACTTGTCTCTCTGATCATCGGCGTCCTCGGGCTGGCCGGTTTGATCTTCACCGCGATGCGGTACAACCGCGACGACACGACCGCAATCGTCAATCAGCAGAACGTGATCGTTACTGACATGAAGCTGCTCAACGATGAACTCCGCACAACGGCCAAGCAGCTTCGTGAGGAGCGCGATGCACTCGCTGTCCAGGTCGAGGAATTGAGAGCGCAGGTAGCGGAGCATGGCCGATACTGAAACTGATTCTAATGATCTTCTCCAGCAGATTAGCGACAACACCGCCAAGGCGCTTCGATACAGCCGCCTCCGGTTCCTCGCTACATGGCTGGCGCTCGGACTGTTGGCCATCTTGACCTGCGCTGCGCTCATTGCAGCGAGCCGTGGTGCTCAGACTGATTTGCAACATACAGAAGACATCGCTCAAGTGGCAGATGAGAATGCGGCAGAAGCTCAACAGTCCACTGATGACGTTGTCAAGTACCTCAGGGGTGAGCAGGGCATCCCTGGAGTCCCTGGCGCTAACGGCGTTGATGGTACTCCGGGACAACCCAGCAGCGAGCCTGGTCCTGCCGGTTCGGATGGACCAAAGGGCGACACAGGAGCTATGGGACCAATCGGTCCGACTGGTCCGCAGGGCGCAGCCGGAACAGTGACGACGAGTGGCGGTACCGGTTCGGAA